GCTTATAGCACTTTGTTTCATAAGATATTGTACAGTGGCGAAACTGTCAATACTTCGATCGAGACCTTCTTGATTATAAGAGGGTACAAAGCCTTTAATCGACTTACTTGTTTCATACGTGATTGGTAACTGTTGAAAGAAGTTAGGTATGGCAAGTCCAAGTTTGTACTTGTCACCTTTTAGAAAGAATTGGATAAGTTCTTCGAAGTAAGGCAGATTCTTACAATTTTCGAGAATCATTATCCATCGGAGTATCTCCATCTCTTTACTCCATTTCGAGGCGTCGTGGAACCTCTCGGGATGCATCGCAGTGTTTAAAGCTAATACACTGGGATAGTTACCTAAGTTGATATTCAGCCTTTCATCAAAATATCTCTGTAGGTATACTGTCGTGTGCTGATCGAATCTCTGTTTGTCTGAACTTAACACCAACTTTAGTTGGGCTGATTCGTCGAACATTACTGTCCTTACATCTTCCTCGGAGTGTTTGCGACTATTATAGTTGAACACAAGGTCGTCACCTAGACCTTGGGTGTCTATATTTTCCTGTAAAGTGTTTCGGTATTTACAAGTTAGATAGTACGACACTATCGATTCGAGGAAATTTGTTAAACCCGATCCAGACATAAGTCCATGTGGCATTGTGACTAGCTTGTCAAGCTGTGTCATTACCGGTATATTAAATACATGTTGGATCACCTTCCACCACTCGTCGTGGAACTTTGACTGGTAAAAGTCTTTAGTTACTTCGAAGACTAGTTCTCCGAGCACTGAGTTAAAGTACTTATCCATAGACGTATAGTCCTGTTGTACGTATGAAACTTCATTATTAAAGAAATTGACATTTTCAAAATCAGTTTCAACTTCGGCGAATCCTTCCCATGCAGCAAAGAATGGTAGTTTCGCATTACGAATATGGTCCATCAAGGGGTATAAATATTGTTTTTCAACGATATTGGTGCTAAATGGTGCAAGGAATATAAATCTCTCTTTCCCTCGTTGACTCCTAGATCCCAGAATCATAGGATACTCAATCCATTTGCCCGACTTTGCGTCTTCAATTGCGTGTCGCTGAACGGCAGGATCGTTACGTTTCGCAAAATCTGGAGAGCCTGAGTTTGTGATAAGTTTATCATCAAAGTCATCTCTCTGAATAACATTTTCGACTGTAAGAGGTCGTTTATCTCTCACACTACCAAATAGCTCTTTCCGAACTTGCTCGATACAATCTCTGTCGATTATAACGTTTTCGGTATCGGGTAGTTGCCAATAATCGAATAGATCATCAAGACGATCATCTAGAGGTTTCAGTCCTCCCTGTGGACCACACTTACCTAATCTAGACATGTCGTAATCGATTAAAGGACGTTCTAGTTCAAAGCTTTCCATACGGGCTTTAAGAAACGTTACCCAAAGATCAAACACCTCGTTACTAGAAAGATCTTTGTACAGCGGGGTACGTTGAGTAGGGTTCTGTCCGCGCGAAAGGTTTTCAAAATATCCGGAAGCAGATTGTTGTGCACTATCAGATAGATACATATCAATCGAATCTTGCGTTAATTTAATTATTTCATATTTCATAAATAATTTTGTTAGAATTACCTAGTTTTCACTAGCATAAATTTTAA